CTCTCTCTCTCTCTTGCGCCGGAACGCACGCCGCCTTTGGTGTCGGAGGAGGAGGGACTGCAGCTACACAACCCAAAACTCCGATGCCCCCGGTTTCCCGGTCAGGGGCTTTACCCCACGACCCTTGCTCGAGCGCCCTCACGGAGGAGATGAAGACGCTCTGGCAAGGGCCGTTTAGAAGTACGAACCCGCCTCTTCGTCGCCCGTATCGTCGAGCGAGTCGAAATCATCGTCTCGGGCGACCGGCGCACCGCCGAAGGGTTCGCCTTCCTTGACCCACTGCAGGCCGAGGATCGTGGCGCCTACGCCCGTCGACTGGTTGTCATATGCCCAGAAAGAGACCAGGGCGAAAACCTCTGCGCCGGAGACAAAGAGCCCTGCGGACTGCGGAACACCGTTTTTGGCGCGGTCGATCAGCTTGGGGCAGCCGTCTTCAGGCTTGCGCGTGGCCTTCATAAACTTGTAGGAGTCGTCGTCGTCGGGCTCACGAAGCAGACAGCAGTTCGGATTGCCGTTGATCTTCTTGAGCTTCTTATCGGCCTCGACGCCGAACTTCTTCTGGCAGGCCGCACGCTTACCCGCTTCAATCTTTGCCCACTCGGCCTTGTCGTATACGCGCAGAATGCACGAGTACATGGTCTTTCCGTACTTGTCGGTGTACGGTTCATAGAGATGCGGGGTTTGCAGACGGCACTTGATGAGTGCAACACAAGGATCTTTAATCGCCATTTGCTTTCATTCCTATATAGCTATCGGCTGTTACTGGAGCACGTCGAAGGCGCTTTCCACCTTCGGCAGTGCGGGTCTCGGATCAGATTCCGGAACAAGGGCGTTTTTGGCTTCAGAGCGCGTGATGAATTTCCCGAGCTTCTTCCACCGCGCCCCCCCAAGCGTTCCGGCTTTCATCAACTTCTCCGCCGAGGTCGGAGAAATGAGTTTCTTTTCATAGAGATCGGCCACACGAAGTCCGCCCTTAAGCAGCTTCGTGACCTGTTCGAGCTGCGCCTTGTCCCACTGACGCGGGCCGGCGCGGCCTGCGACGAGCTTGAAGCCCGGGATGTCCTCACCCGCAGAGGCTTTGGACAGGGCGGCGTCGCTGACGGCATCGCACCATGTGCGTACGAGCGGGACCCACTTCAGCGCCTTGGCAAGCTCATCAAGCTCCTGCGGGACAGGGATCGCTTCTGGCGCCGCAGACACCTCAGGCGGCGGAAGTACCTCGAACTGCGATTCGACGAGCTCTGTCACCTGCTCGCGAAGCTTCGGGCACACGGCCTTCGCACCGCAGAAGCGGCAGGCGCCCTCAGACGGGTTAAGCTGAAGCGCCGTCCCGTGATCCTCGTCGTATTGCCGCGCCTCCCTGAGCGCTTCGGCTCCCGCCTCCTTGAAGCGGGCGCGCATGCCCTCAATCTCGGAGACAGGGAAAACCCACTCGTCGATGTGATCGATGCGCGGCTGAACGATCTGAAGGCCGATTCTCTGCACGCCGGCCTGCGCGAAAAAATCGAGCTGGTCATACGCGGCGATCGCGTAAATGGACAGCTGATCGTTATGCTCAGCGGCCACCTGAACGCCCTTGCCATACTTAAGGTCGATGATCCAAAGCGTGTCGCCTTGGAGCAGCACGCAGTCCGCAGTGCCCGCCGCGCCTTCTTCGCCAGTGATGCCCGAAACGTCTAAGCGTTCTTCAACCTTGCGCCAGTTATACGGACGTTTGCCCTCAATAACTCGAAGATACGTGCTGACAGCAGCGTTCATTTCCTCGCCGGCTTTGTCGCGAAACGCGAAATACTCGTCCCGCACTGCGGCATAGCTCGGGTCTCCTGCGGCGCCGTAGCCCTCCGCAAGACGCTCCGCCTCATGCCAGTACGCTAAAGCGAGCTCTGCAAGGCGATGCGCCCGCGTGCCTTCTTCTGCATACGAGCTTGACTCGTTCGGCAGGTCTTTGGTGAGTGCGACGGAGCCCGGGCAGTTGCACCACCGATGCGCCGCGCTCGGCGAAAGGAGGGCATGCTTAGCCATTCGCCGCGCCTCCCTGCGACGCGCGGAAGTCGGCGGCCATCTTCGCGACGGCCTGATAAAGGCGCTCCACCGCTTCGGGGTCCGTCGGTTTAATTGATTCAACGCCTGCGGCTTTACAGGCATCGCGCGTAAATTGCAGGCCTGCGGCCGGCGTGAAGTCTTCGGGGTAGTCGCGCTTCAAGGCCGCGCAGATCGTCAGGATATCCGCATGCGTATGTAGTTCAGCCGGAGAGGCTGCCGCGCCTCCCTGCGGAGTCGCCGCGCCTCCCTGTGGGGCTGCCGCGCCTCCCTGCGGGGCGGGCGCATCGCCAGAATTTTGCCGCGCCTCCCTATGGTCCGCGGCGGCTTGTCGGGCAGGTTCGGGAGCCGGTTCCTCCGCAGATGGGGCAGGTTCAGGGGCCGGTTCCTCCACGGGCGGGGTCGGCGCGGCGGTGCAGCTTTGCGGCTTTGCCTGCAGCTTCGACAGCGCTTTAAGCCCCGCGCCCAGCAGCCCCAAACTTTCTGTGCAGGTAACGGCGGCCGGCGTGGCATCGATTTTGATTTGAATTTCCATAGAAAACGCTCCGGTTTCAGAGAAAAAAGAAACAAAAAAGCCGCCCGAAATTAATCGGACGGCCTCATTTATCTATGGACTTTGTTTTTTTAGCGTGCGGATTGAAGCGTTAACCAAGCCTCTAAAATACTCGCATTTTTAGACATATCATCTAACGCGCGTGTAACCTTTTGCGGCGGCCAGTCTTTTTCGTCGTCACAGACAAGGTCAACTAAACGATCGTAGATGATATCGAAAGCTGTAATCGTGCCTAGTGCAAGTTGCATGCGCCGCTGCTCCCGCGTGGTCGCAGGCTTCGCGGCCGGTTCGGGTTTTGGCCGCGGCTTCGACTTCGACTGTGGGGCTGGTGCGTCTTTCGCGAGTTTGTAAGCGCTGATGACGCGCAAAACGTCGCCGAGTTTTTCGGCGGGAATATCGCGATATGACGCAACAGCGAAATGCTTGCGCAGGCCGGCGAAAACGCGGCCGCGATCGGCACGGCCCGGGGCGACGGCGTAAACCGCCGCGGTGATTTGGCGCATTTGCGCAGGGGAAAGGTCGGACATTGCTTGTGATCCTTTCTTAAGAGTTTGAAAACTCTCTACACCCGCGGCGTGGTATTGGGCGGGGTAGAGACTGCGAGATACCACTACCGAAGCACAAGCACTCCGGCCCGCTTTCGCGGCCCGCAGCTCTCCCCATAAGAGATAAGCAAAAGAAAAGCCACTACACATAAAAATGTGTGCGGCGCCTTTCGCGCTTGTGCTGTTCATTCGGGAGTGGTAAGCCCGGCGCCGTCTTTTTCACGACGCAGAACAACTATACCCGAAAAACGCGCGAAAGTCCATAGGTAAATGAGGCCAGACGGCCTCCTGTTTCCAAATTTTTAAAAAGAACGGAAGTCCTGCGACTTTTTGAAGCGTCCTCACGCTTACTGGGGAAGCGGCTTCAAAAAGCCCCCCGGCTTCGGTGCCGGGGGAAAAGGCACGGCGGCTCAGTCAAACCGCCGCGCGGGGGTTATCGAGCGTCACGCACCATGCGGTTGTCACGAAGAGATTTAGCGAAGCTCATCGCTTCATCGAAGCTGAAACAAATGTGCTGACAGTCCTCCACCTCCGAAGAAGCAATCAGCGCTTTCGCTTCTTCGAGCGGGAGCGCAGCACCTCGGGGCGCGTTCGAAAGCTGCTCGCGTGCAAGCGCTTTCACTTCTTCCGTCGCGATGCGCTCAATCAACTGGCCGTCGTCCGAGACTTTGTAAACGTTCGTCATTTTGTTTTCTCCTCAGGTTTTCACGCGCAGTACGCTTTCTCTTCCTCGAGCAGCGCGAGTACTTCAGCCCCGACCGCTCGCCAGTAGGCCGCGCCGATTTGATACGCGGCGGCCTCTTCGTCCGTGAGGTCGGCAGGTGTCGGCTCGTCGGCGTCCCACTCGACGCAGATAAAGTCCGCCCAAAACCACGGAGCGCACCAAGGCGCTTCACTCCCGCGGTCTGAGGTTGTGCCTCCTGCGTCGACCCAGCCGTTTGTAAAAGCGTCCCGGACTGCGTCTGAGTTGAAAAGCTTCGTTGAAAGCTTTGCTGTGGCTTTCATGGCCAGACCTCCTCACATCTCGCCGCAGGCGGCTAGATGGTCCTTTAAATGCGACGTGCGCCCGAGGCCTTGGTAGACCTGCACAGTGCAACTGCCCCAGGCTGCGGTTATCTCGAGCGAATCCCAGCGCGACTCATACCGTGCGCGGATCGTCGGACCGCCGACCACCAAGGCCGTGTCAGCGATGAAGTCATCGCTTTCGACGCTCTTGAAGACGTCCAGGTCGAGCAAATCGATCTCGTCGTTCTCGTCGTGATCTAAGTAAGCAGCCGCGCTGCGCATCAGCTGGCTCAGCGTCTCGGCGTCATCGCCAACAAGGACCGAGAAGCAGAAGCGCGTTCCGGCGGCCGTTGTCGGCTCTTCAAGGAGCGCGCGGGCTTCGGCGTCGAGGGCGTTGATGGTCTTTTGCGAGAGAGTATTTACAAACATGATTTTTTCCTCAGTTAGTTAGTTGTGCGCGGGCGGATTAGGCGGCCTTACGGGCTTTGATCTGGTCGCTAAAGGCGGCATCGGCGATGTTGGCAATGACTTCGTTAATACGGTCATCTAGACCGTACTCAGTCAGCCGGCACGCAGGACAAATGAAGTCCAGCAGCACGCCGACCTGAGCGGCGCTCCACGAAGCGAGCGAGCCCCAATCACGAATGTCCGCCGAGTAAAACGGCGCCCAGCCCGAGCACGGCGTGAAACGCTTGCGGACGTACTCTGCAAAGTCGACGATTTCGCCAATGTCCTCGTGATAGCCGGCCGGTGCCTGAGCCGCGAGCTTGCGAAGACGTCGGAGGTCCGCTTTGGAAATGTGAGCGATGGGACGTACTTCGTCGCCCCATGGCCAGAAGCCAAGGCGATTCGCCTTAGTGTTGTATGCAGCGAAGTTCAAGCGGATATCGTCCTGCTGGTCGCCCTCGTCGGCCAGGTCGTTGGCCGCGTCGCTCAAATAGTCTTCGTAGCGAGCGGTCCAAGCACGCGCGATTTCAGCGGCATCCGCAGCGCTGATAGCGCAGTCCTGCGCGCAGTCGTCGAGTTCAGCGGCGGTAAGTTCGCAGTCGTCCGCGTCATATTTGTAATAGCTGAGCGCGTAGCTAAGGCCGTATTCGAAAGCGTCGCTAATGCTGCTTTCATAGAAGCCGACGAATGGGATCTGCGCGGGCTGCTGGCCCTCGTCCCGCAACATCATTTCTGCCAAAGCCTTCGGGCGGGTATTCAGGACCCAGGAGGCGCGGCCAGCGTGCGCATTGCACTGGATGATCTGGTCGATGGTCGACCGGTTGATTAGCGCCTTGGCGTTGGTGCTGGTTGTCATAGCTTTTTTTTCCTCAGTGTCTGATACAAAGCGCAACATGCGCCCTGCTTCACTGCGCAACATTATGCTACATGAAGATGCAATAGTCAAGGGTGTAGCGCTTTGTATCGATAGGTGCAAACCCTTACATGAGTGCCTACCCCCACGGGTTGGAGGGTTGACCGGCGCCTGGGCGTGGCTTCGTAAAAGAGAAAATCGGCGGGTAGTTTCCCTAATCCGTTTTTTCTTTTTAGGTTAAAAGGGTGGGTTATACCTGTGGTTTTTAAGAAGTCCTATAGGAAATGAAAAATAAAAAAAACGTATATATAGAGAATTTCTTGTTTTTGGGAGCAACACCCCACCCAATACCCCCAAGCCCTTCGCGCGATTGTTCGCGCCTGCGTGGCAGGCTGCGGCCGCCCTGTGGGAGTACGCGGCCAGCCGGGG